CGATCGTCTCCTCGAGGAGGTCGCGGCGGCTCGTGAGGAGGGCCTGCGCGCGTTCCTGCTCTTCGGCATCCCCGACCGCAAGGACGAGATGGGCTCCTCCGCCTGGGACGACGAGGGGCCGGTCCAGACGGCGGTCCACGCCAGGATAGCCGACGTGGTCACCCGCTGTTTGCGGGCGGTCTTCGACGACCCCTACGAGTTCTGCATCGAGTTCGAGCGCAAGCGGGGGCGTACGGATGCGCGGCTCTACTTCAGGCGCGACGGCATGGAGGTCGATCCGGTAGAGGCAAGTGGTCTGGGCGTGGTTGACGTAGCGTCATTTGCGCTACGTCTGGCGTGTCTGCGGCTACATCAGCCGCCCGTAGCGCCGGTGCTGGTGATGGATGAACCGTTCAAGTTCGTTGACAGGATCAACATGAAGAGGGTCGCCAAGCTGATCGAGCAACTGGCCGAGGAGACGGGGATCCAGTTCATCTTGGTCACTCACTCGCCGGAGTTGCACATCGGGGAGGTGGTGGAAATTGGCTGACTTCCACTTGATAGCTATGGTCCCCGAGGGTGTAGAGGTTCAAAATCCCATCTACTACAAGTCAGCGCTGTACGGCTTCGAGGGTGAGGATACGTTGGAGAATTTAGTGAGTACAGCCGATGACCTGAACAGGACCGGATGCTACTCACGCTACTTCGTAGTCACCGATGAGGAGTACGAACGGTATTGGCGGAAGAAGTGCGATCGTCCTTTCTCGCCGGATGATTGACTAAATGAAAAGGGGAGGGACCACCCGGCCCTCCCCTTTCCCGGCATCCCCCTCCGACGCCGACTCACTTGGCTTGCGGCGGGACTTTCGCCTCCTGCTTGGTCTGATTCCGCGCTGGAGCGGCGTGCGCCGGCGGGTGGTCCGGATGCGGTGCTGGCGTCGGGGCGGGTTCCGGGGTGTTGTCCTGCTCCTTGCCGTGACCTCGCATCATCAGCGCCTGCAAGAGGGCGACGTGCTGCGGGCCGAACTGGTGGAGCATGTCAACGTGATCCTTCAGCGTCCAGCCGCCGCACTTCTTGGCCTTCTCGAACAGTTCGACCGACATGCCGTGGCGGAACAACTTGGCGATGTCGCCGGAGTTGACGCCTTCCGCCTCGCCCAACTTGACCAACTCTTCCATCGCCTTGACTCCCTTAGAGTTCCAGAAGTTCTTCCGTATCCAGATCGTCCACGTTCTTGACGACCTTCAGCCGGACCGGCTCGCCGTGGATCGTAGCGCCGCTGGAGTTAACGACGTAGAACTGGACGAACCAAGTCCCCTCCGAGGCGAACTGGTAGCCATTATAGTAAACCCGCCCCGAGGTTGTCGGCGTCCCGAAACTGGCGTCGAGAACCTCCTCGTCGTCGCCCTGCTTCTTGATGTGGACGGTGACGGCGGTGTAGCCCGTCAGGTCCAGCGCCGTGCCGGCCCGGTTGCGCATGAAGCATTCGAGGTCTTGCGGGGTTTCCATCCGCACCGGGTATCTGTACTGAATCATGCCGTACCCCTGTCCTGCGTACGCCCAGCGGACCACGAGGTTGGTCCTGCCGTACCACGTTATCCTGCTCCCCGTCGAGGACGGAATGGGCAGCCACCCCAGCCGCATCCGGAGGCAGTCAACATGTCCTGGCATCAGGAGACGCCTCTGATGAGTGAGTCGCCGGCGCTGACCGTCAGGGTCAGGACGCCCAGGTCGCTACCGTCGGTCTTCTTGATGGTCCACTCCGTCGGTGTCGCCGAGAACTTCTGCGCCTGCTGGATGAAGCCGTACAACGAGTGAACGTTCAAGGTATCACCGTAGGAGGACGCCTCGACATTCTCCATCGTCCTCCTGTGGAAGATGTCGGTGATCTTTTGGGTGGCCTCGTTACTGAGTGAATCGGCAGAGATCCATTCGGTCCCGATCGGCTCGATGATATCGACGTGGCCGCCGCCCCAGACGCCGTCTTGAATGTCCCCCAGCGTCATGGTGACGCCCAGCAGGTTGATGAACTCGAACGAGCCGGCGACCGTAGGGGTCGGGTCTACCGCTTCGTACACGCCGGTAGCGCCTACCTCCGTCGCGGGGATCGCGTAGTCGGCGATGTGGGCGACGTTGTACGCCTCGTAAGCCGATAGCGCGACGTTGTAGAACGCGCTATCGGAATCGCGGTAGCGCGTGAAGGCCATCGTCAAACCGGTGTCGGCTCGCCCCAGAAGCTTACCCACGGGTCATAACTCCTTCCACGTCCAGCCCAGGAAGAACCATTGCCAGAACCGCACCCAGGCGTTGGGCATCGGCGTCGAGGTCACGAAGACGTACGCCCCGGGCGGCGGGACGATGGTCAGTTCCGCCTTCGGTTTGAAGGTCTGTGCGATGTTGATAAGTTGCACATCGCTAGGTTGCCGCCCGTAAGCACCAGCGCCGTTGTAGGGGATGGTCATCGTCTCACTCCTGTACTGCGTCGATGACGACTTCGGCGGTCTGGATCTCCTGCTTGACTGCTTCGACGGCTGCGGTGGCGAGCGTCTGCTGTGTCTTCTTCGTCTCGTAGGCGGTGATGACCTCCTTGGTGTATTCGGCGACCTTGCGGCGGGCGAACTCCGCAGCCGTCTCCGGGTTGGGGATCGTCTGACCCGGGTTATCCGGATCAAGTACGTTCTGTTGGTAGCCGTAGGTGACGCAGAACGCCTCGATGATTCGCGGGGCGAAGGCGTCGGGGAACGTGTAGCTGATCGTGACCGGCATCGGATAACTCCCTTCGTTAGGCTGTCGTGGAATCGGTAATAAGTCCCAAGGCGGCCAAGGCGGTTAACAAACTCGCGAGCGCCGCATTACCGCCCCGGGATCCGGTAACAGTCGGCTTGGCGGCTGCCGTACCTCCAAAAAAACTAAGCAAAGGAGCACTGCCGTCGCCCTCGACGCGAATACCCTCACGGTCCCCATTATAGTCGGTGGCCTGGATGGTTATACGGCCCTTACGGGTCGCGTGCGTATCATCTGCGAACTCGCCCTTTATGCAGCACGTTGCGACACCTTCGGTCGTGCTATCATGACGCCGCAGGCGGATGTGTGGGTTCGTGGTGTTCGTCCCGAATCCCAGTTCACCCGCCGCTTCGGTTATGACGCCGGTGCCGATCGCGCAAGCGAAGGTATGGAGGGCACCGATGACGTGATCGGCCCCGATGGCCACGCCCAGGCCGCCGGCGTTAGTGATCACCGTGCCGATGTTGACCTGCCTCGACACACTGCTCGACAGGCTGTAGCCGATCAGGACCGTCGAGTTGCCCGCCGTGGAGACGCAGGTATCCCCGATCGCGACGTTGCGGTAGTCCTTGGAACTGCTACCGTTTCCAATCACCACGTTCAGCGTGCCCAGCGTCCCACCCGAGGCCACGTTAGCCCCGTCGCCGATGATGACGTTGGATTCACCAGTCGAATTGCATGTCGCGTTCCGGCCCAGTATCGTGTTACCGACGCCGCCGAGGGCGTGGGTTCCGGAGCCGATGGCAAAGCTAGACGGCATCGTCAGGATGGTCGCGTTGGCGTTCAGCGAAGCCAGTACGATGTTGCTGCTATCTCGCGCCTCCAAGAAGCCTTCGGACTGGCCTGACTTGGCTTGCAGTATCAAGACCGGGGACGAACTGTACGGCGTCTCGATCTTCGCGCCGAAGTAGAGGTAGGAGAGAAACAGGTTGTTGGTCCCACCGCCGGTCGCGAAGATGTGCGAGAACGTGGTGCTTGCGCCCTTACCCCAGGTCAGGAAATTGATGGAATCAAGTCCGACCCCGACTGTCATACCGGTTTCACCGGTAAACTCGAACAGGGCCTCGTTGGCGACGGGAGGACCAAACTTTGTTGTCTTGGTCGAAGAGTCGAACCGGAGCGAGGCGTTATCCGTTAACTGACCGCCGGTCGTGGCAAACGGGATCCGACCTGCGGTCAGAGCAGAGTCGGTGATGTTGGTAAAGGTCCCGGCACCGGCTGGGCTGATTGATGCGACGGACGAGCCGCCCCCCGGAGCCAAGATAGTCAGCGCCGGCAGCGTCTGCCCGGTGTTGGTCCACACCTCCACGCTGGCACCGCAACCCGAGTAACCGTCGCTGAAGCGTTTACCCAGTTGTATCTGCCCCGTACCGCCCGCATCGGCCGCAGACAGCACGATCGGAGCCAGATAGCTCCTCAAGATGTAAGCACTGGGGCCGGACGCCGAGTAGGCGATGAAGGAAACGCTGCCGCTCGCCATCTGCACCATCATCGAACTGTCGATGCCTTCGCAGGTGAACGCGAAGGATCCGTTGGCGTCGAACGTGCCGATCCGATACGCGCGGTTACCCGGCTTCAAGGCGAGGAAGTAGTTATCCATCCCCGTGTAGACGGTTGCCGGGGAGACGTAAACTTTCGGGTTACCGTTGTTGTCTTGCGCCTCCAAGAGGTTAGCGGATTGAAGGGGGGCACCCTTGACCGTCAGCGGCACCGTGGTGGTCGCAAGGGCCGGTATCGTCCAACCGCCGCTGGCGCTTACGGTAGCTCCGGTGTTGCCGTAACCATTGTGCTGAAAGGCGAATTCCGATCCACGACATGCCAACATGCCGTTGGACATTAACGTCGTCGTGCCGAGCGAGACGTAGTACTCGAACGAGAAAGCCTGGAAACTATTTTTCCCCACCTGAAAGTAGATAAAGGATGCCGCATCGTCATAGAGCGTGAATTGATTCCCGGAAGACCCTGAAATGCGTACGGCGACATCACCGTTGACCGTTAGGGCTTTTCCGGACAACACTGCACCACCTATCGCAACCGAGCCGCCGAATTGAATATCATGCGAGACGGCTGGGACGGTGAAGACATCGAAGAAGTCACCGCCGTGGTAGCTTGTCAGGCGCAGGACGCCGGTCCCGTCGCCGGGCAGATAACCGGACGACGTATCGTTGCCGTCGATGAAGAGGCCGTAGAACCCGTTACCGGCCGACCCGTTGTGACCGCCCGACGCGATGATGAGGCCGGAGTTCTTGTTGGCGGCGGTGTCGAGGTACGCCAGACCGTTGGTCGCGTTGTAGATGTGCAGTGGCTTGATCGGGGTGTCCGTGCCGATGCCGACCTTGCCGGCGAACGTGTTATCCTCCGTGAAGGCGTTGACTTCGTCCAGTTCCGCGTACGTCCCGTCCAGCCCCAGGTAGGTCCGCATGGCCGCAGCATCGACCTGACGGACGAATTGGCGGCCGGCGGTCGTGATCCGAATGTACTGGTTCAAGTGGACCTCGCGTCATTCCGATGGAGGGACCAGGGTACGCCCGCGCCATGATACCACCAAGTTGGTCCTGCTATACCAAGTCAGCGGCAGTCCCACGCCGGGCGTGTCCCCGACCGTGGGTCGGACTTCATTCAGTGAAGTCGCGGCGCTGGCGACAGGGCGGTCCAGGGAGTTCGAGACATCCTCTGCCGCCAGCGCTGGCTCCTTCTTGGTTGCACGTTTCTTGGCCACGTCAAGTGACTCCGGTGACCGGGCTGGCTCCGGCGCTGACCGTGAGCGTCAGCGTACCCAGAGTCGTTGAACCGTCGGTCTTCTTGATGGTGAGCGTTGACCCGGATACCGACGCCTTCTGCAACTGCTGGATGCTACCGTACACGGAATGAAGGTCGAGCGTATCACCGAAGGAGGATGCTTCCACGTTGGCCATCGTACGCCTGAGCACCACGTCGGCGATCTTGGCAGCGGCGGCGCTACTGACCGACGCGGCGGTGATCGTATCGGTCGTCAGGACCGCGAACGGATCGACCCGGCCGCCGCCGTAGACGTTCGTCTGGAGGTCGGCGACCGCCAGCGTCGAGGTAGTTGCTCGAATGAATTCGTAGTCCCCCAGCACGGTCGGTGCCGGGTCGGTCGCCTGATAGAGTCCGGTAGCGCCGATCTCCGTGGCGGCTATTCCGTACTGCGCGATGTTCGAGACGTTGTACGCCTCGAAGGCGCTGCCGGAGGTGTTCCAGAACGCGCCGTCGGAGTCGCGGTAGCGGACGAACTTCATGGTGGTGTTGCCGGTTACGTCCCGGCCGAGCAGTTTACCCACGACGTTGACTCCTCAAAAAACGGTGAAATCGTCCCACCGGTCCAGGCCGCTGGTTCCGGCTCCGGCGGTGCCTCCGGAGTACAGCCCGACGCCGGTCGCCGATTGGAACTGCGTCTCGCCGGTCAGTTGTCCGCATTGGACGAAAGTAACGCCGTCGCCCGACGGGTCGGTGTAGAACGTGATCGTAGTGCCGCTGGTGACGACCCGCATGGTGGTGAAGTTAGCGGTGGGGTCGATGTTATACCAATCCCCCACGCTGGGCGCTCCGACATCCGCCCCGGCGACCCAGGCTCCGCAGCGCATCGACTGCGAGAGCGGATCGGCCCCCCAACTGAAGGCGTACCAGAAGTTGGCACGGTCAACCACGCGGAACGCGATCCCGATGTGGTAGCCGACTCCCGCCGTTCCGACGTTGCGCTTGACCCTCACATCCATGTTGGCCGAGTTGTTCGTGACCCAGGCTGCGCCACGCGCCTGCGGTTCCAGATAGACAGCACGACCGTGGAACACGCCCCACTTACTTACGGTGGGGCCGTCGAGCGCTCCGTAGGACCAAGTCAGCGGACCCAGCGACCCCGCTTCGGTGGTCCCCAAACCGCCGTCTTCATCGTAACAGAGCGTCTTGTTTCGCCTGGAGAAGGAGTCGAAGATCTTGGCACCGCCTGGGGTGGACGGTGCCGTCGGTGCCCAGGTTGGAGGGGTGGCTGCACCGCCCGGCGTCTGAAAGGGGAACGTCGCGTCCTGAACGTACTCCGGGGTTGCCGTGGAAGCGCCGTCGTAAATGAACCCACGGCCGCACGACCTACCGGAGCCGAACAGGTAGCCCGAGTGACGGATCTTCGGTTCGTAGGCCACCAGCGTCGTCGATGCGTTGGTCGAGCCGGCGTAAACGTCGCGCAAGGTCAAGTGCGTTTCATCGGTGACTAGCCCGACGATGTAACGTGTTCCCGTAAGGTCGGCGGCGAACGTCACCGTCTGCCCCGGAGCCAGGAGGCTAAACGTCGTGGACGTACCGACAACCGACTTGGAAGCGTTGGTCACCGCTACGGTGCCGGAGATCGCCGCCGCATCGGAAAGGCAACCGCTGGGGGACAGATCGGGGATGAGCCATCGCCCCGGTACGACGAATTCGGCGAGGAAGTCGCACGGCACGGAGACGGTGGCCGAAGGGCGGGCGTTGGGGCTGAAGGGCCACTGCGCGCCGAAGGGCCACTGGGCGAAAGTAGAACCCGGGAAGTAGCCATCCCAACCACGCGCGGCGGCGATTCGACCTTTGAAGTTGTTATGGTCACTGCCGCCGATAAAGAGATCACCGCCACCGCCGGCGCTACGAGCAACGGACTTGCGGGGGTCGGTCCACGCGATCTTGGCGACGGGGATGCCCTGTGCGTAGGCCCAGAGATTGGCCCCGTCCCAGGCCCATGCGACGTGTCCCCATTCGTTATCGTAAAGGCCGTCGTCAGCGGTATGGACGCTTGCGCTGGTGCCGTCCCACAACAGCAGTGACAGCAGGTTAAGCCCGCCGGATCCGCCTGCAAAGCCGCCACCGAAAGCGTGCGCGCCGCCGAAACCGTCGATCAACCAGTAACAGGAGTCGGCGTCGTTGGGCATCAACCACGCCTCCCAGTAGAACTTGTTGGGGAGTTGGACGGCGTCCGGCCAGAATCCGGGGTGAGAGACTTGCTTCTTCTCCCCGTCGAACTCAAGGACGTAGGGTGCCGACGATCCTCCTCCGGCCGCCTCGAAGTCGTCGGCGTCGGCCACGGCGGCCGTGCCCAGGCCGAGCGTATCCCGCATCGCTGCGGCGTTGGCGTCGGCGACCAAAGCGCGGCCGGCTTGAGTTATGAAAATGAACTCGTACACGTCTACCTCCTCGTCCCGTCTACTATACCGGACAGCCGTCCGCTACGGCTACGAAGTTTCATTCAGTGAAGTCGGGGCTTTTCTTGCAGCCTCTTGCAGCATGAACCGGCGGTATCTTTCGTTCACGTCTCCGACCGTCAGGGCGACCGGGCGGACCAGCGCGATGGTCTTGTAGTGGGTCGCCCAGTGCGACCATAGGCACACGAACTTGACCCCGGCTAGCGATAGGTCGCGGAAGCAGCGGATGTCTTCGGTACTGGCCAGGGTGGCACGGAAGTCATCGGTGTACTCGTAATCGAACCAGGGCGGTGCTATTCGGTCGAAGACCCTGGTGTGGCAGACGAACGCCCCGGCACCGGCACAGGCCACCTCTTCGCGTCCCTGTAGCCTCGCCGACTCCTCGCGGGAGACGTACTCCAACCGCCCCAGTTGGTCGTCATCGGTAGCGTCCTGGCGCGTGCCCCAGCGGAACACCTGGACGTGGTTGGTATCGCCCGTGCAGACGCAGGGACAGACGACTACCTTATCCTCCTGGCCGGTGCGCAACTCCAGCAGAGCGGCTTCAAGGAAATCAGGATGGGGCAGCGTGTCGGCGTCCACGCAGCACAGTACGTCGCACTTGTTGGCTCGCGCCAGGAGGACCGCACGGTTGCGCGCCACCGGGGTAGGGCACACATCCAAGAACCCATTGACGACGTCGGAGATCCCCGGCATCTTGAGTGCCCGCATGGTCGCCTGGATCGTCCACGAGGCCAGTTCGGCACGCTCCCACGACCCGATCGCCATGCGGCAGATCATCGGCTTCATGCGCCCACCGGTCCTTTCCCGGGACGCCGCTGTGGGTTCTTGGACTTGTTTAGCTTCAGCGGTGTGTTCGGATCGGTTGTTGCATCGGGGCATCCCTGGCAGCGCCTGACGCCACGGACCCGTCCGTTTTGTTCCGACGTGCATTCGCCAAATATTGCGCAAGATCTGACCTCGACGGTCTGATCGCGCCGGCCGCACAGATCGCATGCCCCCTCGCGCACGGGACGGCCGCGATGAATGCAAGCGGGCGCGGGTATCGTAAAGGACGGTGGGAGGGGCTTTGGTGTAGTAGCTTTCACTGCTGGTTCGGGTTGGATCTCATGCTCCCTGCCGGCGCGCTTAATGACCTCGCAGGTGACACAGCGGTCACCGTGGGACGAGATCAACAGGTGGCCGCATTCCGGCCGGATGGGAACGGTATTTTTCATCAGGCTAACGTCAGGTTGAGGGGTTGCGGCCATTCACAACCTTCGGTTTCAACGGCGTACATAGCCCCGCCGTTGGCGCAGGTGAATGCCCCATCGTAAACTACGGTGGCCAGATAGACAGCGTGACCGACGCCCGGCTCCTCGATAGTTAGGACCGTCGTCCCTCCGGGGTACATAACCATCGCTGCGTTAACGCTACCATTGGTTCCGATCCACCGGCACCCGGCCTCCCATGTCAGCGTGTAGGTCCCGTTGACATCCGGACAATCCGACACGCCAGTGATTGTAAAGCCGTAGGTGTTGGTGCAAGGGCAACCGCACGGACATCCGGGCGGGGGTGGTGGGGGCGGGGGCGGGTCAGTAGCGCACTCGCCGCCCTCTTCCGGTGCGGTAACGGTAACGGTAAACGTACCCGTGCAGGGTGACCCGGATTGGAAGGCCCGGCCGCCCCACACGGCGATAAACGGAGGACCGCAATCGACGGAATCGACGAAGTTCCCGAGATTTACATCGCCGACTTCGGGGTCCATGCCCGTGAGGATAAAGAGATCCGCTTCCCCGCCGCAGGATACGGTAAAGCCGAGGGGGTCGAGGGCTTCGCAGCCGGGGGCGACGTCCGAAGCGGCCCACTCCGAGCCGTTCCAAGTGACCGTGAAAGAGTCCGGCAGACAAACACAGTCGCCGGTCTTTTCCGTGATCCTGACGCACAGGGTCGAGGGGACTGGCACTTCACAGCATGGGGTGGTAATCCCGATCGGCGGGGGGCCGCAGTCGCAGCACCCCTGGAACGAGTCGAACACCCATGCACCAACGACGAACGCGCCGTCTACGACCGCACCTTGCGTGTACACGCCCTCGATAAACGTCGTGGTGGACTTGTACCGGTAGTTAACCCCATCTACACACTCCGTCATGAAGTGTTCAGCACCACCCTGGATCGCCTCCCAGACCGGCTTCTGCTGACCTCCCGCGCCCGTGCCGCGCGACATCAGGACGTCGCCTTCGTTGCCTCGCGGGACGTAATTCAGTTCACGCGATGCATCGAACGTACAAACGACCTCTGCGGCGGATGCACCGAAACGGAAGTCCCCGTACGTCATGCCCAGGAACGTCCACTCCGAAAACGCCGTGTCGTACCAGATCGCGGCCCCGTCGCCCAACCGCATCTTGTGAGGCAGTTGGGCGTTCCCTGGCATTCTGATGTTGCCACCCGCGCCGTTGACCGTCATCAACCCGGACGTGACGTTGCTCCAATACAAGAACTGGCCGGCGTTACCTCCTTCGATGGCGGCGACCGGAATGACCGTGGTGACGGTCGGAGAGCCGCTGGGGAAGAGCCTCTCGACAACGTGGTTGGGTTGGCTAGCCGGGTTGATCGTACCCGTGGTGACCGTGAAGTTCTCGTAGCAGTACCACAGCCAGCCGCACAATTGCAGCCCATAGGTGAAGACGACGTAGGTGTCGAAGTACCAGTTGTAGATTCCAGTGACGTGAACCGGACCGAGCAAGACGAACGTGACGTTGGTGTAATTGATCGTCGTGCCGGTGTAGTTCACCGTCATGTCATAGAAGTTGACGATCGTCGAGTTGTAGTAGTTGACGACGGTATCGTCGTAGTAGTTAATCGTCGAATCGTAGTAGTTGAAGATGTCGGTGATGGCAGCGGGATCGACCGGGTCGGCGATGTAGACGGGAACGGTCGGGCCGTCGCCGAACGTCCTTGGGGCCTCGCCGAACGTCCTAGCGCTTGCCATGACCGGCGAGGACAGCCACCCGGCGCGCATCCGGTAGGCGTCAATGCCGGAACTACCTTCGACCTCCTCCGGGGAAGACAACCAGCCCATGCGCATCCGGAAGGAGTCCACGCCTGCGCTGGCTTCGGGTGTCGCCGTTGCCATTACCGTCGTGGGCCAGACGGGGTACTTCCGCAACTGGAAGTCGTTGTCGTTGAGCGCGTAGACGCGGATGACCATACCGTCCGTTGGACGGTCGAAGCCGCCGTTTACCAAGATCGCGGGGACGCACCCGTCTACATCCTTATCGACCGACGTGATGAGAGCGTATGCCTGATCATCGACGAAGACCGTGAAGACGCTGACGCCGTCATCGTCCACATAGGCAAAGGTGGCGCGGTAGCGGATGTCCTCTTCGAGCGGGCCGTTGTTGGCCTGATGGAGTTTGATCGGCGTGGTGCCGTCAACCCAAGCCGGCCCGGTTTCGCTCCACGTCGTTATGACACCGGGGTAGTAGTCGTTCTCATCGCGGAGATGGTCGGTGACCTTGACCATCGTCTCGCTGCTGCCGCTGCTCCCGGACCCCGTGACCGCCCAGGCACGCGCGGCGAAGTTGCCGTCGATCCAGAAGATCGGCTCTTCGACTATCTCCTCTTCCAAGTTCTCGTAGGTCGCCGTGATCCCGGTGACGCCACGGAACGCCAGGATGATGTCGCCGGGGAAGTAGGGGACCTGGATCGTCTCGATCGTATCGACCTCCAGTTCGGTCGATGTTCGCACGCCGGTCGAGACGTGGGTATACGCTCTAACGGTACTACCGTACGAGATCGTCCTCCCGTTCCAGTAGGATTTCTGGAGCAGGGTAGGCTTGGCGACGTAGGTAAAAACGAGCGCGTCGGCACCCAATGTACTGAGGTAGGCTTGCGGGTCCCACCAACCCGTAGTTTCGTTAGGCGGTGGGTCGAACGGGGCGCATTTCAGGTAGTCGTCGAACTCCTCCACGACGACGAACTTGTCAAAGAAGGTGAAGTGTTCCGGCACGTCCTGGCTAGGCGTGACCCGGTTGATCGTCGTCTTGCTGCCGAACTGGGACACCTCGACGCCGCCGCCCCCACGCAACTGAGTAGGGATGGCGGCGATGATGGCGTTAAGGTCCCGCGCGCCCGGCGGTCGGTCGCCTTTTCTGTACGGACCGGGCACGGGGTTTCGGTACGGCATCAGGGCACCGGCGGGAAGTTATTCTCGAACTTCGCGTTGAAGTACGTCTCGAAATCACGTCGGGGCAGCGTCGGGGCCGACCAGTACCCGGCCGGCTGAAAGGCGCTATTGTACGGGTTCAGGTTGTACCGCAGTAACGCCGGGTTATCCGGATCGGGGTCGGTGATGTCGGCGGCACGAACGTCGGCCGGCGGCCTCCCGGTGCTCTGGTCGTTGAAGATGACCAACGGATCCCAGGTGTCGAAGTTGTATTGCCACTCGATGTTCATGTAGTAGGACGGTCTGTTCTGGCCGATCGGGCCGGGCACCTTGTTCGGGTTGCACACGGAGTATGACACCTCCGTGCAGAGCCACGTTAATGGGTCCTGGCCCAAGAACGGCGTCTCGTTGATGTGCGCCAGCAGGTTCTTGGCTATGGTAATCGGGTTCGCCGTGTAAACGATCCCCGACAGGGAGGCGTTGTGCGCCGGGAACGGCGAGTTGATGACGCCGCTCTGCTTGACCGTGCGGGGCAGAGCGGTGTCGAAGGAGTGGTTGGGCAGCCCCTTGTAGTTCTCCGGAAAGGTGTGCGAGACGGCGAGTTGTATCCGGGGGTAGTTCTTGTCGCCGTACGGGTAGAAGAAGTTGGTTTCCTTATCCATGATCGAGGAGCGCATCTTGACGAACAGCACGCCGCTGGGCGGACTCATCAGGATCTGGTTGGGGCCGTCCAAGATGTGCTCGTACTTGAGCGCGATATCGACGCAGGACGGGTCGTTCTCCGATATCGAAGGGGCACGCTCGACGAGGACCATAGGGTTGAACGCGGAGTCACCGGTGCGGATGGTTCCCAGAGACGACAGGACGGTGATCCCGTTGACGTCGAGCACGCCCAACGCCTGGGACAAGGCTCTGGGGCCACGGTTACCGGCCAGTTCAGCCTCCGTGAAGATGACCCGAGCGGTGCGGTTGAGCGAGCGGAACGCCCCGTGTTTCTCGACGCCGCTCAGTCCGGAAACCCGGTCGATCCACAGTTCTGCCACGTCAGTCCCCCAGTGCCGGCTGGATTACGTCTCCCGCGACCGCTCCGGGAACGCCACGCCTGTTGCCCTGATCGACCAGCGTCTGGACGTTCCTGTTGAGCAACTTCATTTCGACAAGTTGCTGGTAGTCGATCGATGCGTTCAGTTCACCATCATACACGAACCTCGACAGACTGCCCTGCTTGAGCGAGAAACCCGGCCCGTGACCGCCGGCAGCGCCTCCGGTTTCATCGGTCGGCTTGGTCGGGCTGATGATGTTCCTGATAAGATCCAGACCCTCCTTGAAGGTCGGTACGGCGAAGTTCAGGTTGTGGAAGAGATCCTGCCACATGGGCGAAGCCAGGATATCCTCGAACGCATCCGACAGCGGCTTGGCCCCCTTGAACGCCTGACCGAACGCCTTGGCGGCTTGCAGCCCGGCGATCTTCCAACTGATCTCCGACTGTAGCGCCGCAGCGCCCATCATGGTCTGGAGCAGTCCGAAGTTGGTTAACATCTTCGGCGTGAACTCAGCCGGGCCTTTCAGATCCTTGAACATCTCGTCCATAGCTTCCTGCCGCTCTTTAGCCGCCCATTTTCTCGCAGGACCGGCGGCGGCCTCCGACTGCATGGATATCAAGAATTCATGACGATAAGCCGTGGATATTCGCGACATCGCCTTGTTCAAGACGTTCCAGTTGTAGAGGATCGTTGACATCAACCCCCTTATGATCGAAGCCATGTCGATCGCCATGTTAGCCCATTGATCACGGACCCATGACAACCCCTGCCCTATGAAGTGCCAGACCGTGTTCCAGGCCGCCATCAACACCTCGACGATAGTCCTCCCGATCGCGCCGACGATGAGGTTCAGGTTACCTCCGATGATCATGGCCAGCTTGTAGAAGGCGTTGATCAAATCCTCCAGTGGCTTGGCCCCGAACTCCTCGAAGAATCGGGCAAGGACCGCCATGTTCTGACGGAAGTTCCACAGGAACCCGGCAACGGTCTGGATCTGCTCACCAAGCGTAGCCAGCGCAGCCATACCCGTTTGGCTGATCGCCTTCCACACGCCACCGAACTCGGTATTGATCTCCTTCAGCTTATCTGCGATCCAACCGAGGGTGCCTATTGCCGCGTTCTTGAGCGCTGTCAGAGCGCCTATCAAGGTAACGCCGATCAGTTGGTAGATCGCCAAGCCTGCGGTGAGTACCACCGACGCCAACATGGCGAAAGCCGCTACGATCAAAGGAGACAGGACGATGTAGGCTACCAGGGCGGACGCGATAGCCATGAGGATATTCAACGCCCCGGCGATAATGTTAGCCGCTACCGACATAGCTATGGTGCCAAGATTCTTGAAAGCATCAATGATGGTGGATATGCCGTTCACGGCAGCCTTGACGAGGAACTCCATCGCGTTGAACACCGCGTCCATGAAGCCGAAGGCTACCTTGACAAGGAACTCGAAGGCATCGATTGCAGCCCAGAACACCTTCTCGAACATCTTCCCGCTGGTCGCCAAAGAGTACAGCGCCGTTGCTGCGGCGTGAATGCCGATGGCGGCCAGCGCCCAGGTGATGAGAAACACCCCCAAGCTCAAACGGGCCATGACCAACGCGACGTTGAATGCCCAAACAAGACCCGTGGCGACGGCAAGGTATGACACCCAGGCGGCCATCACCGTATACCAACCGATCATGGTGGCGACGATCGCCTTGGAGATAAACCACAGCGGGATCAACGCCAGGAGGAAGGCCCCGGTCATGACGATCAGGTTCTGAAGCGCCGGGTTCAGCATCACGAAGCCGTGGATCATGTCCATGAGCGGCTTGGTCACCAAGTACAGCGCGGGCGCAAGGTGAAAGCCGATGACCGATGCGGCGTTGTTAGCGTCGTTCCAGAGAATCCTCATCTGGTTCTGGAGGCTTCCACGGACCACGTCGGCCGCCTTCTTGGCGAAGTCGGCCATGCGCGCCATTTCTTCGCGCAGGTTTTTGACGCCACCGATCGCGTTGAGCAGAGGCTCGATGGCGCTGATCGCCCGGTTGCCCCCGATGTCCATGATCCGCAATTCGGCCAAGTATTTGACGTTATTCGGATCACTCATCTTGGCCTTCATCGATTCAAGTACGTCGATGAAGTTACGCAGCTTACCGGTGGCCTTGTCGTAAGCGCCCTCGCCCAGCATGTTCCGCCAGTTGACGTCGCCGGTTTGTGCCCCCTTGTAGATGTTCTCGATGGCCTGGGCGGCGAGGTTACCTCCGTGGGAACCCCGGAAGCTGTCCCCCATCTTGGAGTACAGGCCAAGAATCATCGCCGCTTCTTCGGACGATAGTTTGGCGATGCGGGCGGCAGACATGAACCGCCCGGTAAATGCGTCCAGCAACTGCTCCTCGCTGGACCCCACCAGCGAGGCAGTGCCGACGACCATGTCGGCGAGATCCTTCATGTTCTCGCCGAATTTCTTCGGGCCTACGTCCACCTGACCGAACCCGGTTTGGATGTCGATCAGACGCTGTGCGGCCTTGGAGGCGTGCATGCCGGAAACCGCCGCGATGTTCTCGGCGTGCTCCAACATCTTGACTGCCATCGAAGCGCTCAGCCCGCTCGACGTGAGGACGTCCAACGCCTTGGCGAGTTCATTCGCTGAAGACGTGGACCGTCCGCTCAGGTCGAAGACGCCGCGCTGAAGTTCGGGGCGGTTCTCCTGATTGAAGTCGCGCATGTGCGCGGCGGTGCGCCTGAGCGTGGTGTCCAGTTCGCCGAACTTGGCGGTGGCGTAGGCGGTAATGCCGGCCATGCCTGCAATAGCTGCATTGACACCTAGCAAAGCCCCGCCCAGTATACCCCCGATCGAGAAGCTCTTGAAGCGTGCCTGGATGCTGTCAAGAGTCGCCATAATCTTGGCGGACTTATTGAAGAAGTCATCCGCGTTGAACGTGATGTCGGCGTAGAGCGAATCCAGTTTCGTCGGCATCACTCACTCCGTAACAATGCAATCGGGCGGGATGATTGCGGTCCACGTCGCCTTGGCCCTGTCGTTGACCTTCTGCCACTTCTCGTCAAGGGGCTGACCAACCTCTATCCCTGAAAGCCCGTAACCCTTCTCGAAGTTACCGGGGACGTGCGGGTCGGCGTACTCGGGGTTCACGATGACCGCTTTGATCTCCTCCTCTTTCGGCTCCCCTTTCGTACCGAACTTGATCAAGAACTCCTCGAATGGTGGGATTTCCGGTAACCGCGTGCCCTTCTTGACGAACATCGAGGCCACGACATGGGTAAGTCTATGGACCTCGTAGGCGACCATCGCCATCTGGTGCTGGTCCTTGGTGTGAGTCTCCCACTCCTCGCGGTTGAGGAACTCGTTCCAGCGGATGAAATCGGTCGAGGACGTCTCCTCCTGGCACTCGTACAGCGGCTGTTTAAGGCGGTGGGCGAGGCGGTGCCAGAGGTACGTCTCGCCCTCGTTCAAGAGTTTTTTTCCAACTCCTCCGCTTTCTTGTTCAGCCCCGACAGCGCCACGGCTTGCATGAACAATTCCGTAGACAGTTCCGACGGCCAGGAGTCGATGACGGCGACAGGGACAAGATTACCGGTTGGATCGTAGAGGCACAACTTCAGGAGCGAGGAGAACACCCCGGTGAAGTTCTTGGGCATGCCGCCCTCTTTGCCCGCCCTCTTGCTTTGATCGTTGAGGAATTCGTCCCTCTGCTTGCCCGTGAGTTCCTTGATGGTGAAGGTGACTTCTTGCCCTTCCTCCACCTCGATCGGGATCTCGATGGTCTTCAACTTCAGCGAGTAACGACCGGCCATTGAAAACACTCCCTACCGACAAAACAGGGAGGCGGAACGTCCGCCTCCCTTCCCGACGTACATCTACCGTCACCGTACGTTGGATCAGAATATGACTTGCCCTTCGCGGAAGTTCTGAATCGCCGCGCCTCCAAGCTGCGTAGGCCCGTTGCCCGCCGCCGCCGCTCCGTTGACGCCGGCCGCAATGGCAACGCCGACCGTCGAGACGGGACGGATCTCCAGCCCGGCCACATTACGGGACGTGACCATCATCTCCAGTTCGGCGAGCGGGAAATCCCCTTCCTTCATGGAAGCCGGCGTGAATTTATTCACGAAACCGGAGAAGGCTATCGTGGAACTGTCGGGGAATCTTACCGTGATCGTCTGCCTGATGCCTAGCTGTAACAGCAGTTGCTGGTAGACGAACGGATCCCACTGGCACTGCGCCGAGATCGCCCCGACCTTGATCAGGCTCTTGGGGGCCGACGTTCTGAACTTGGTGTTGTTCATCACGGTCGTATCGATTTCGCCACCCAGATCGAGTTCGGGCGGTTTCACCTCACGGGCGCGGATGAATAGCACGCCGGAGAAGCTGAAACTGATGAGCGTTTGGAAGCCGTCAACGAGGTACACGTAACACCTCTTTCTTGTTAGTACCGCGTAAAGCCTCGTTCACGACACCACGAAAGCGACACGGATGTCCGTGATATCACGGCTTACGTCGTCATGGCTGATCCACACCTTGGTCGGCGTGTCTCCGGCGATGGGGTTGGTCGAGAGTCCCGTGTACCAAGCGTAGGTTTCTCCTACCGCCAGGGGGATCCGGAGGTGGTCATCGGTCCCGTCATGGAGGACGATCTGGCAGTTAGGCGCAACGCCGGACGTGGCCACCAGAGCCAGCATGTTGTCACCGACGATGTCGAACGGCACCTGATTGGCGATGCCAGCGATGATCGCGGTGGCGGCAGAGGGGAAGGCGTCACCTCCCTCCGTCGCGGTGATAGGAACGACCAGACCGGATACGGTGCCGACGGTGCAGCCGTACGCCTTACCGCCTTCCCAGTAGAGGTCAATCCTCTGACCGGTCGTGATCCCGTGGCCGGTTTCCATCGTCAGGGAGCCGACCGTGCCGCTGGTTCGTACCGTCAGGGCACCGGGGCGCGCCTGGAGTACCGTCGGGTTGGCGAGGCTCCCGCCTTCGCCTTCGGCGGTCACGCTCGTCTGACCAGAGATCGAAAGACCATTGGCCGAGATGCTGGTCGTGAAATTTATGCTCACGGTCATAGGTCATCCCTCGATCAGTTCCCGTTGTATGTCCCTGTAGGCTACTTCCGCATTAAACGACCACAACTGCCGCTTGGTTTCGATCTCCTCGCCATGACTCATGATCGTGGACGTGCGGTTGATACAGTGAATGTAGCAGTAGTATCCGTTGACCGCTACTGTTTGCTTCCAGTCAGTGTCGAAATACCTAGCGATTCGATGCGCCAGATCGTACCCGGAGGCGTTGACGTGGCGGACGTTGATCAACAGTCCGTGGTGTTCCCAGGTCTGCCCATCATCCATACAGCGCCCGTGGACGTCGCCCGCGATGTCATAGACCAGAACGCCGACGTTGACCCCGTCAGGCATGGACCCGGCGAAGATCTGCGGCGTATCGACGTCCAACGTCCAGTCGTCAACGATCTCGTCCAGCGGCAGAAGTTCATCGTTGCCCGGCATCGCCCCCAGCCCCGCCTCGACGAGGACGGCTTGAACCACTTCGGCCGGGCTGGAGATACGCGGGTCCATCAGGGCTTCCTAATTGCTTGAATGAATTTTATGCGCATCGCGTTCAGCTTGGTTTTGAGCGGCTCGCCGAGGAAGTTAGCCTGCCCGACCTTGTGCTTGTAGGTGACGTTCTGGTGCTGCATCCAGGCGTACTTGGCGGGGATGCGGAGGACGATGCGGTTCTCGGCCGGGCTGAAGACGATCTTGGAGTAGTTGGGGTCGCCGCCGTACTCGACGCGGACGACCGTCTTGAACCCACTGTCGAACTTGGAGAGCCGGCACGATTTGGCCAGTTCGTCGGTGTCGCGCGGGACCAGTTTCAGTGACTCTTCCTTGAGCAGTTGTCCGGCCGCCACTAGTCCCTTCTCGACGTCGGCTCCGGTCAGCCTCTGCATGCGATCGAAGACCGCCTGAGCGGTCCCCTTACGCCTAGTGTTCATGGAGATTCGCATCAGCGTTCCTCACAACCACGCCTCGACGAGCAGATCCCTGCCTTTCATGTCGGGCGTCTTGCCGACCATGATGATCTCGAACCCACCTTGCTGGGGCGTCGGCACGGCCGGGTAGTTAGGCAGCAACTTCCAGGTCGCCATCGTTCCCAGGTAGATCAAGCTCCCTTGCGTGACGTTGGTACTTAGCAGGATGTGCGCCTTGGATGTGATGATCCGCCCGTCGTCCATCAAGTGGTCTTGCATCCCGTCTTCCCACCGGCACTTGAGGGCGACGACCGGCGCGTAGGTAACCTTACCAGCCGTCGTCACGCCGGTCTTGGCCCAGTAGAGGCAGTCCTGCTTCAGGTACTTCTTGAGCCTGATCCCCACCGACCACCTCTCACGCGAAGGCAATGATGGAACTGGTAGCCACCGTTCCGTCGGGCAGAAGAATGTTCAGGTACACGTTGCGTGTCGTCGTATCGGTGATGACGAAATCGATCGTCCCGTTGGCCTCGCTAAAGGCCCAACCGGACACGCCGGTCACCAGCGCGGTCAGGTGGCCGTTGGTGCCGATGGCAACGCCTCCGGACGCGGCTGCGGCCTTGGTATCGCCGTTGGCGTCGGAGGACAGGAACCAGTTAACCCAGGTGCGCACGGTTGACGCAACGCCGCTGGCGTCCTTGACCACCACGTTGACCGTAATGGCATTGGACGTTTCAGCGCCGATCGTGAAGCTGACGGTGCCGACCTTCTTCTGCCCGAAAGGGTTTCGCTTGTCGGCGATTGTCCGAACCATTGTTTGCCTCTCCTTCAGTTAACCGGCGGGTAGGTAGGCCACTCGTCGTATTTGTGTCCCAGGAACTTCATTCGAGCAACAAGGCTGGTGGCGAACGTACTGCCGGACGTGCCCGCCTTCATCCTTGCGTCCAGGGCAGCCAGACCGCCCGCCGTGTCCAGGCGCTTGGCCTGCTGACCGTAGTGCGTCACGTCCAACCCCAAATCGACCTTGGTCTGGGATTCGTAGGTCAGCGAACTGATCCGCTCGCGCCTGCTACGCGCGTCCAAGATGCAGTAGAAGTGCGCGGCGAGCCAGCGTTCGATCAACTCCAGGCGCGAGGAGGTGTAGCGCAGGTTACCGTCGGAGTCCTCTACCAGGGAGCAGACTTCGGTCACCAGTTCATTGGCTGCATCAATGAACGGGTCCAGAGAGACATCGAGATCCGTATCTACGATGCCTCTGACCGAAGTGGCAACGGTGCGTCCTGGTAGAGCGATGGCTCACTCCTTCTCTTCGCCGCAGTGACGGGCCAGGAAGCTCTTGACCTGGGTCGAGGTCCGCAGCGGCTCTTCCGTGAGCTTCTTATCGCCGTCACGGACGGTGTAGCCGTGACCCTTGACCTTGCTGATCTTGAGGTCGTTGGCGACCGCTTCCTCGAACTCCTCCGTCACGTCCTCCTCGTCCACGGCGGTGGCGGACTTGGCGGTCGTCGGGTGCCCGGAGGCTTCGAGGTTGTCGTCCTCGTTTTCCTCCTCCGTACCCTTGGGGTTGGTATTCGGCAAGATCGTGCCGGACTTGAACGTCTTGACCGGCTTGGAGGGGGTGTCCTCTTCGGCCGTCATGGGCTTGTCCAGCCACTTGAACTTACCACGGAAGATCTCATCGAGGCGCTTATCGCTCTCGATGACGCACGGCTTAGCGCCAGCGGCTGCGGCCTGGAACACCTGACCTTTTTCGTCCTGGTGCTTACCGGCCACGAGTTCAAACTTCATTGTCAGGCACTCCATAGAGGAGGTTATTGGTTACGACGCGGTCCCGTGCCCGATGCCGGAGTTCAGGTCCATGTCATTCTTGAGCCAGGGCACGAGGATGCCCAGCACCTTCCAGTTGACCTCCATGCCGCCCATGCCTTCCCACTGGATCACGCGGAAGTCCATGCCGACGACCAGTTCGACGACGTCCGCCGTCATCTGGATCAGGAGCACCTGATAACCGGTGAGGTAGTCCAGCGTCTGGATGCTAGTGATGCCATCGAACTTGAGGGTCCGGTCGCGCAGCGTGACGCCCGGGTAGACAGCGCTGTAATCGCGGTCGAGGTACTTGCCCCAGTTGGAACTGATGTACATGACGTACGGGCCGGGGTGGAAGTCATCGACCAGCAACTGCTTGAGGTCGCTGATCTCGTCGGTGAACGTCTCCGGGGTCCAGCCGACCGCCGTGGGCAGCGTCATCGCCTTGGTGACGCGGTTGGGCTGGTTGGTGTAACCGTAGACGTAGCCGCCGCCGTAGTAGTACGGCGTGCCGTTGCCGATCACCATGTCTTCGGCTTTTTCAGCGCAGCGCCGGGTGGCGCGGGCGATGGTGGCGCTCGACAGCGGGATCGGGTTAGCGCCCCGCTCGGCGACCGCGAGGCCGCGCGCGGAGAACGACAGATCCTTGTGGATGATCGGGATGGGCAGGGTTGCGATGTCCATGACCGGCCGGTCCCGCTCGCTCTCGCGGAGGCCGTTCATGCTCACGGTCGCGCCCGTGATATCCGACATCGTCTCGTACGCCAGGATCGGCGTAGCCATGCCGTCGATGTTCTTGGTCAGACCACGGCTGCGCAGATCGCTAACCGCCTTCAAGGTCGGCTTGGCGATCTGCATCACGTCGCGGTCGATGCGCAGCCAGTCGTCGCGGCGCAAGAACGCGGTGTTGTTGGTAAGCCGGGCCTCGTAGACCGGCTTCTGCCCCTTGGGGGCTACGTTCTTGGTGACGTAGCTGCGGCCGTCGTCACCGATGTACGGGCGGAAGGCGTTGTAGTCGCCGTTGTTGCGGATCATGCGAAGAACCGCGTCACCGCCGCTGCCACTGCCCCGTCCGAAATCGACCATCACGTCGTCCATACCGGCTCCCGCCCTCTCTTTTGAGTTTGTCTGAATGAAGAAGGGCCGGGTTAAACGGCCCGGTGTGTTAGATCCACTCGACCTTGACCATCGCCTCGCTAGCGCCGGCGCTATTGTCCACGGCCTCGACGGCGTAGCCGATGATGACGTGCGTGCCGACGGTGCCGTTACGGACCCCGCCAGCGCCGTCGCTGGTGAGCGGGCCGTTCATCGGGATCGCCGTGGCTGCCGCAGCGCAGCGGCAGTACAGCATGTCGCCCGGCAGCGGGATGTGATACGGCACCACGTCGTTGGATGCGTACGCCGTGTCGATGTTCCCCGCAGCCAGTTCGTCTTCAAGCGCCACCCATACCTGGGTCCCGCCGTTGGCGGTGGCGTGCTTGAGAACCTGCCCGGAGGAGTTCTTGGTGATCAGGTGCCCCGGCTTGAGCGCAGCGGCGGCGCGGGCCTCCTCGTAACGCTGGCCCTGCCGGCCCTTGAGGAGGATCGTGTGTGGGGTGACGGCCGGCTGAGTCGGCATCTTGGTGTCTCCTTATCGGGGAACTTCATTCAGTGAAGTCGGTGAAGGTCACTTGCTCCAGTCGTACTCGACCGGTTCCAGAGCCTGCTGCTTGGTGTTGGTCACGACGCCCGGCACGGTGGCCTGACCGCCGTAGTTGGGCTGCGCTGCCGGTGCGGTAACGCCCCGAGGCGAGGAGATGTTGGCGATGACCTTGAGCGCCGCCAGGGGCTGCGCCGCGAGGTACGAGTCGGAGAGCATCTGCTCCTGGCCGGTCTGGTTCAGCTTGATCTTGGCGATCAGTTCGGCCTTGGCGGCTGCGGCGTTGGCGACCAGTTCGGCCAGCGGTCCGGCGATCTCGACCGGGGCCGCCGCGAGGTAGCTCTCCAGGGTCGTGCCGGTCTGCGGGGCCGGCGGCGGGGGAGGCGCGGCGTTGGCCACCGGGGCCGGTGCCGGCTTCTTGATCTTGTCGATCTCTTTCTGGATCCGCTCCGGGGTCATCAACTCCAGCACCGGTCGGTCGGCCGCCGTCCAGTCACTGTTGAGGGTCAGGAGGTTATCGATCAGCGCCTTCTTGTCCACGTTCGACTCCTTGCAGTTGCAGTTGGTTACGACGGGGGCTTCATTCTGTAAAAGGCCGCATCCCCTATCAAGAGAGCAAGCGCCTTTCTTATCAGGCAACACGGCGAGGTGGTCGGGGATGATGTCGTTGACTTCACCTTGGTACTTCAGTCCGCCGAATTCCCCGACCTTGTCGGTGGCGTTGGTGTACAGGCCGGTGGATACCTCCATCTGCTCGCCCTTCACCAGGGCATTGTACACGCGAACGTCTACCTCTTTGGTCTTCAGTTCGTCAAACCAAGCTTCGGCGCGGAGTTTGGTGTCGTAAGAGGCGTTGAAGACGAGTCCGACCTTGCGTGAATCAAGCACGCCGGGGGAGCGTGCGCTGACCGGCTCGCCGTTGGCCTCAGGGTGGTAAACCACCAAAGGCATATGATTCCACACGGCGGGGTTGGCTTTGAGCTTGTCGGCCGAGTACAGGAGGGGACCGCCGGAGCCTTCGTGGACGCCTTCGGTGAGGAGGACAACCGGGGCGACGAGGTAGCTGCGACCTTCGTGCGTCTCCCTGCGGATTCGTGCCGCTAGGTTGAAGACCATCCTTTGCATTGTCGCCGACATCAGCGCCTCCGATCGTTTTGACTCTATTGGATGCCAACTTGCGTGTCAACGATTTCACTGAATAAAGTCGCCCGGGAGGCACCTCAAGCACCACCCGGGCGACTTCATTTAGACAAGTCCTGGGCTTACTTGCTGCGCCAAGCGGCGATCAACTGAAGCAGGAGCGGGATCAGGGTTGCCCAGTCGAGGCCACCTGCGCCGACGCCGACACTCTCGTTGACGGCTTCTTCCGAAGACGTCTTCGCCTTGTTGTGCTTGTCGCAGAACTCATCGATCTTGTCGCAGCACTCCTCGACATCGACGTCTTCGCACTCTTCGTCGGTCGGGCACTTGAACGACACGGGCGCTGCGCCCATGACCATCGGCTCGCCGGCCAGGGTCTGGCGGTACTCGTCGAAGAACGTAAATACCTGGGTCATCACTTCGGACCAGTTGCCGGCCCGTGCCGCTTCGGCGGCGGCACGCAGCGCCTTCAAAGCCTTGCCGAAGTCGCCGGCACCCACGGCGGCCTTTTTCGTCGTCTTCTTCGCCATCTGATAGCTCCTCTTGTTCACTGAATGAAGTCATCTATCGGTCAACGTCGGCCGAAGAACCCACCGAAGAAGGATCGAGACACCGGGGCCGACGAACAGTTGCCTCCTGCACATGACGAGCCGCCGGAGTACATAACCGGCTGACCGTAGATAATGTGTTGCGCCGGCGGTGCCGTGAATACGGCGGCAGACTGGTAGGTCACCGCCGGCGCGTAGGTCACCGCAGGGGCGGCCGTAACGCCCCGGGAAATGACGGTGACCGTGGGTAGCTGCGGGGGATAATAGCACTCGGGGCATTGCGCCGGCAGGATCACCTTGGTGGGTGCCTGCGGGGGTAGACTCCTTGGTGCCTGCGGCGGCATCGCGATCACGCACAAGACCAGAAGCGTTTGCATCGGTTCTCCTTAGCTGATAGACCAGCGGGCGGCTCTCGGGGCGGTAGCGCCGTCCGGGACGCCCTTGGTTCCCGTCAAAACGGCCATGCCGTTGGAACCGTAGGAGTCGCCCCAACTGTTCCAAATACGCGGGCAGATCCCGCCGGTCACGGTGTTCACCCCCCAGAACGACTCGAAGACCCTGAGCGTCATGAGCTTTCCGGAAGCGGCCCGCGTGATCTTCCACTGCGAGACGCCGTTGACCGCATCGCAGGCGCAGATACTGTGTGACCACCAGTTCAGATCGATCACCACCGGGATCCGGCACAGGAGGCAGGTGATCATCTGGTTGAAAGTGAGGTTTCGGTCGTACTGGGGCGAACCCATGTCGATGAAGCCTTCGGTGATGCGGTGCTTCTTGGCGTCCGCCCACGTCGCCTCGTTGTCATTGGCCCGGTTAACGGAGCGCTGCGGCCAGAACTTCGACGACGGCGAGCCGAACGTCATCTCGTCGTCCAGACCCTGCGCGCCCCAGCCGCCTTCGTCGCGGTAGTTCTTGATACGGCAAGCGCCCGCGTAGGGGCTGAGGTCAACGAATGGCATGTCGTCGCGCGCCCGCAGCAGTTGGTGCGCCGAGACGGGACTGTGTCGCCAACAATATCCTCGACCATTTTGATCGAGGCTGGGGATCATCCCGCCGTCCTTGCCCTTCATCCGGAAGTCCGACAGCCGGGTCTGGGATTCCTCCAACTCCTTGATGAACTTGGGGAAGTCAGACGGGTCGAACGCGGTAAGATCCTGCACGGCGTGCATGCCGATCTCGCCCGGGAAGTACCCTTGCGGGTAGTCGTCCCAGTTACGCGGCACCATCCCGGTTTTGCGCGGCCCTTCGGAATCGACGTGCGGGGCGATATGTTCTTGGTAGTTGGTGTCACCAATTACCAGTTCATCGGGGTACAGCATTACTTACCTCCGTGGGCGGACGGGCGGGAGAAGACCGGCGACCTCTTCGAGGTTGCACGAATTTCCGTCCATGAACCCGGCTCTTCGTGCAGCGACGTATCGCCCGCATACTTGGTGATAAGATCCACGGTCGCCTTGCTATCGGCCGGCAGAGGACCCTCGTACGCAATGGTATCACCCTTCCAGATGTGAATGTAAGGTGTCGATGGACGGGTCCTCTTCAAACCGTTCTGCCAGAACTTGTCGGCATCGGTGACGTCCATGTCCTTATCCCAGATGTTCCAGCCTCTGCCGTCAGGGGCCGCCTTGTCGGTCCTGTCCTTGAGCGCGCCTTTGACCACCGGATCATAGAGTATGGTCCGCTGCGCCGAGGTCATCTTCGGGAGGTCAGCCGTCTCGTATACGATCAACACCCGCATCGCGCCAGCCGGGGGAGGTGGATCGGGTGGCTTCGGGGGGTTCGGCGGTTCCGGCGGCTTGGGCGGCGCTACGTCGCCGACCACCAGGGTGATCTCGCCGGCATCTTCGGTGACTGTCTTCTTGTCGAAATCAATCGTCATGGAGAAGACGGTGATCTTGTAGCTCCCCTTGGGGGCTTCCATCACCGTCAACACGTTGCCCTTGGTTTCCTTGGTCGCCTTGACCGCGTCCGGGACGTTCCAGATGTAGATGGAAGCGCCCGGGGCTGCGGTGATCTTGCACGGCAGGGTCTTCACGACCGTTACCGTGTCGCCGCTTACCGTCAGCGGGACGTTCCTCTTGGGGGTTTCGTCCGCGAAGCCCGCCCCAGCCAGTGCCAGGGCGAGCGCAACCGCACGCAGGTACTTCATTCTTCCTCTCACGCCTTGAGGGTGGGTTTGTCCGATTGCGGCATCTTCGGGTTGGGGATGTGGTCGGCCAGGAGTTTCCGCTGCGCCTCGCGGTCGCGGACCACCAACTGCTTGCGCCGCCACTTCGCCGCCGCCAGGATCCTCTTCAGTTCATCACGGGTGTAGACGTTGGACTGATCTACGCCGTCGAAGGTGACGACGCCGGAGATTTCGCCGCCCCACGGCACCTTGACGGAGTCGTCGATGCACAGCTTGGTGCCGACGACACGCAGCACGGTGTCCTTGACCCCGATCTGCCTCTGGATGTCGTAGCGGGTGATCTCGTGCGGGGTCACGTCGCCCTCGCGGATCGCCTCGATCAGTCGCTTGACCTCCTGCTTGTGCTTGCCGAACACGACGGTGAGGAACCACTGGGAGACGGCGAGGCCGGTCCCTCCGGTCAGGAGCATGAGTGCGTTCCACAGATACGAGCAGCATTGCTTGCCGGCGTCCGACGTAAGAAACTCGTAGGCGTCGTTGAACATGGATGTCTCCGTTCGAGTTTACGGACTCGGGGGCGTTTCACCACCAAGGCGGTTCGCTACCGCAATGAGGCTATCGATCGTGTACGGTTTGGGGAGTATTCCCACTTTCTCCAGTTTGGCGCACTCCCCTACGAGGCGGTGGAAAGGAGGTCCGTCCACCGCCGTAACCAGGATCATAGGCTTGTCAACGCCGACGCGGCGGGCCGCTTGAATAAGGGCAAGTCCGGTCGGTTCTTTCTCATCCAAGAACCAGTCAACGACGGCGAAGTCGTAATCCGTGTTCATGATCGCCGCCGCGCCTTCCAGGGAAGTCGTGGCGACGTGGATCTGGTGGACCCCTGCCCTCTGCCGTAGGTGTGCAGCGGTTACTGCATTGTCCTCTACGAACAGGATCTTCATGCAATCGCCTCCAGCAACGTGTCGGCCTCGAAGGGCTTCTCGATCACCGATATCGGACCCATCTTGGCGGTGATCTTCCTCAGTTCGCACACCTTGGTGGTGTCGGCGGCGGTCATGACGACCACCGGGATGTTCTCTGCCCCTTTCATGGACCGCAGGGATTTGACCAGTTCGATCCCGTCCCCCGCTACCAGATAATAGTCTACCAGAACCCTATCCGGCAGTGGGCCGACAGTGAGCCAGTTAAGAGCCTCCGGTACGGAGGCGACGGTCTTCACCCAGTAGTTCTTGGCCCGGAGGATGATCTCCAACGAGTCGGCGGTCGTTTTGCTGTCTTCAACGACGAGTACATGAAGTGCCATCACGTCCCCTCTTTCCGGCCCTCGATCCCTTTCTGGACCACTTCAGCGGCCTTACCGATCAGGATATCGTTCTGCGCCTCCGTGCGGCGCTGGAACCCTCTGTCGGGGCGCTTCCGGTCCCTACGCATAGGGAGGTCGGGAACGTACTCGGCTTGATGGCCAATCTCCTCCAACTTGGCCGCGTTACGTTTCGCGATGTCGGCGAAACGGGTCATCCAACCCCATATCTCAGCGAACTCTTCGAGTGCAGAAGTGTACTCTTCTTGCAAAAAATGGATCATCGCCTCCAATTCGTCCACCTTGCGTTCGAGCTTGGCGATGGCCTGCGCCTGGAGGCTCTCCGTCGCCGTGTGACCCTTGCCCTCCATGTTCTCCAGTTCGGCGATCCGCTTGTCCTTATCAACCATGAGCGCCTGGTGGCGGTCATCCTTGGCCTTCATCAGTTCGCGGAACAGCACGCCGATGGCGCTGACGAGGGCCACGAGCAGGGTGCCGATCACCACGATGCCGGCTGGAGTGAAGGTGATCCCGCCTTCGCCCATGAGGTAGCTCCTTATTTGCCGGCGCTCGCCCTGACGTCCGACGGCGGCTTCCCGGCAACGCCACTGTCGCCGGATTTTTTGACTTTTGGAGTACCCCCGGGCGGGACTTTCGGAGCCATCTTGGCGATCCTGACCGCCTGGGCCTCGAACTCGATCTCCGGCGGCTTCTTGATGTTCTCCATGATCTGAAGGATTTCGGCTTCGGTGCGGCCCATGAAGAACCGCAGCCAGTCGGAGAACTGCACGAACTTGTACGCCTCCGACTGGACGTACTTCTGGAAGCAGGCGGCGTTGCGGTCGGCGATGACCGACCTCTCGTCCTCGTCCGGCATGTTGATGTCCGGCCAGAACACCTCGTACTTGTAAGTCCCGTCGGCGTTCCTGAGCTTCGGCGGTGGGATGACTCCGACAGCAATAAGACGGTCCACGAAGGGCCGGATCAGCTTGGGGGTGAGATACTTGGTCTGCCGCCGCGATAGACGGCGGTTCCAAGACTTCATGTCTTGACCAGAGGCCAGCTTGGCCTGCTCGCTGCCCATGAGGATTCGTAGCGGGATCCCCAGTGCGATCGAGATGGAAGTCCACTGGACCATCAGGTGTGGTGTGGGGTCCGACACCTGTGTAGTCAGGGTATCAGCTTCCAACCCGACGAGCGAGATGTAATGCTGGAGTCCATCCATGAATTTCAACATCTCTTCATCAATCGAGTCCTGATCGACTTCGGAGCCGCCCGCCTCGATCCAGCGCGGGTCGGTCTTGATGGCGATGCCCGGAAACGCCTGCTTGCGGTAGCCCTCCGCGTCGGACCCCAGCAACTTGCGGTCGTCGGTGATCCGGTCGAACACCGGCTCAAGGCGCGGGGTCGCGTAGATCTCCGACATCTCCTCCGTCTCGGCGACGTGCAGCACCCGCGACCAGTGGACCTTGGATTGGCGGACCCTGGTCAGGTTGGTGTTGGTCACGTCCTGAAAGGTTAGCTCATAGAACTGGGGGTAGCCGAAGCGGGGGTTGCTGGGGTCGCTCTGGATCTGACTGACGGCAGCGGCCGATTCGTCGAAGGCGCGGAGGTAGAGGAGCTTGCGACCCTTGGGGCTGCCTACCGATGCGCCCGACTCGTCCAGCCCGTCCACGATGGTGTCGAGCGGTTTGGAGTCGTCGAAGCCGTAGAGGAGCGCGCCGAACGTCCCCTTGCCCGACAGCGCGTCGATCCGCTGGTAGTAGTGGTTGGGGTTGCAGCCGGGGCGCTCGATCAGCGCCTTGTAGCCCTTCTCGAACAACGTATCACGGGGCCGCTCCGTCTCGTAAATGATCGGATCAACAGCGAAACATTCGTACGGGAAGATGTTGACGACGCGGCGCGCCAACCCGCTGCGGCGGTACTTCTCGCAGAAGTCCGTGATGTCGGGTTGGGGGTTGTAACCGCACTCCTTATCGAGGTCGTAGCGCGGGTCGTCGCGACGTCCCGAAAGGTACGCCTGACGGGAAATAATCGATAATGCCTCGTTGATGAGGTATTTCGCCTGATTCGTCGTGAGTTTTCTCTTCATTTTCGACGTTTCTCGAAGGTTGCCTCATCGTAGCCAAAACGCCGACATGACGCTACAGGCCGGTCAGCTTGTTGCGGACGCTGCGACCGCCCGCGATGCGCTTGACGACGGCGACGTGGTTGAACGCGGAGGAGGCGGCGTCCACCTGATCCTTGTGCTTGGAGCGCGGGAAGAACTTCATTTCGTGAATGAACGCCTCGTTCCACGGGGCCTTGGCGAGGTAGACGTTGCCGACGTTGACCTGGGCGGAAAAGGCGTCGGCGCGCTGCTCCTTGTCGCCGTCGGATTTGCCGACCTTGTGGGCGCGGACGCGGAAGCCGGCCAAGTTGCGGACCGACCCCTGGGCGCTCTGCTTGCCGCCGGAGCCGGGTTCTTCCTCGACCACGATCTCGACGCCGCGTCCGTCCTCTTTCGCCGTCTCGCGGATGATGCGCTCGCGAGCGCCCGAATCCCACTGTCCCCTGACGACGTGGAGCACCCAGTAGTGACCGTCGTAGTCCTCACCCATCTTGACGCCGACGGTGTAGTTGCCGCCTCCGGCCGTGCCGGCCTTATCCCAGGCGCGGATGAGTTTCTTGAACCGCTTGGGCGGCTTCTCGATGATCAACTTGTGGGTCATGAACATCAAGCCGCCGCGAGGGATCGGACTCTGCCCGTACTGGCTGGCCAGGACGAAGGACCCCTGCGTCTCCTCGATCTCCTGCAAGACCTCGTAGGGCAGTCGCACGGGGTCCATCAAACCGTCAACGTAGTAGCGGCGGCACTCCGGCGGGGAGATGTTCTCGGCCAGTTCGGCCGGCAGGCAGATCAGCCGGTGCGGCAGTTTATGCGCCTTCTCCAGCCGGACGCCCGTGGGGTCGTTCTCGGCGAGGCGTTGCATGATGAGGATGGTCGGGGTGACCAGTTTGTTGACCTTACGCGACGGGAGGGTTTCCTCCATCCAGCGGTTGGTCGCCTGGAGTTCGGCCGACGAGAACGCTTGCGAGGGGTTCAAGGGGTCATCGACGATGATGAAGTGGGCGTGCTTACCGGTGACAGCGCCGCCGATGCCGAAGGCGTAGCGCTCGCCGCCCATCTTGGTCATGTAGTGGTTCTTGGCGTTCTGATCCTCGCGGAGTTGCACCTCCGGGAACAGAGCGCGGTACTTTTCGCTCTCGATCAAGTCGCGTGACTTGAGCGAGGAGGCGACCGCAATGTCATAGGAGTAGGAGGCGGTGATGATGCGCGCGGTGCGCATCCGCGTCCACACCCAGGCGGGGAACATGATGGAGAGGATCAGGGTCTTGGAGGAACCCGGGGAGACGTTGACGGTTAAATCATGCTCCTTGGGCAGCCCTTTGAAGACCCTTTCGGCCATTTGCTGGAGTTCGTCGCAGATGAACTTGATGTGCCAGTTCCACACGGCCTCTTCGGGGACGATCACGCTCCAGAATTCCTGTACGAAATCGTAGAACGATTCGCGGCACAGCGCCGAACACAGTTGCTCTTCGGTGAATTCGGCCGGAGGGAGCCGAGATGCCTTCATCTCGGCTTTTTCGATCTTTCTGGTGATTTTTCCCGATTTTTCGAGGATTGTCACGGCTTTTTTCCTGTTTCCGTCAGAACCTCATCGGATGCGTCCCCATCAGTATAAGCACGATGTTGACGAGGACGATGACCGCCGCGATGATCAGGATCACGTCGCCTACCTTCTTGAACGGCTCCGGAGGGTTGATCTTGGTCCAACCCCACCAGATGATCCAGAAGATCAGGCCGCAGCCGGCCAGAAGCAACAGGACTCGTAGGACCGTTTCGATACCCGGCATGACGCTACCTCCCGGGCGACTTCATTCAGTGTAGCAGGTCATCCTTCGGCCTCGTCGCGCGCCTCCTCGTCCTTGTCGCCGCTGTAATCGTGGCGGCGGAAAATCGGTAGGGGTCCGGGCGCGGCGGTCTTCCGGTAGCCCAACGCACGCACCACGGCGAGCACCTCGCTACAGGTGGGGAACGATCTATCGTTGGCCCGTTGGTAGGCGTCCATCGCCTTCAAAAACTCCGCCTCTTCGGCAGAGTAGATTCGTTCGGTTTCGGTCGCCGGGTTGCGGAACTCTTCGGGCTTGTTGGGGTCGTACGGCAGCGGCTTTCGCATGATCAGCCTCCAGGGGCCTGACCGTGCATTTTATCAGACCGGGTCACAACAAGGAGTTAACGGCGGTGCCCAGGATCGGTGCCGCCGCGTCGTTGCCGGTCGCCCCCAAATGGACGTTGTCGTTGATGTAGGTTCCCGTCAGATTCGCCCCCGCTGCGCCGATCGTCGGGGCCAGATCGAAGTCGGCAATCGCGTCGGCGTAGGTCGTCCAGTTGTTACGGATCAAGGTGTTCACGGTCTGCCGGTTGGCCTCCGTAAAAGTACCGGCGTCCGTACGCGGGAGGATGGTGCCGACCACGACCTTGCAGCCCCGGTTGCGCTGCGCCGCGCAGACGGCGGCGATGTTATTGTGAGCGGTAGCGGTGGAGACGCTCCCCAGCGCCAGGTCGTTGGTCCCCTCCCAGCAGATGTAGACGTTCTTGGGGCGGCGGATGTCATACTCGTTACGGGGGCCGGTCGTCACCATCGAAGAGGTCTGCTGCCCCGAAGCCGCCACGAGGGTGACGGTGACGTTCACCGGCAGGAGCGCCGTCAACTTGGTGATGAGCTTGTCCGGCGTCGATGGGTTGGCGCTGCCTTCCAAGAGGGAGTTGCCGTCCACGATCACCTGCCGCCCCATACCCCAGAACGATGATAGGTCCGATTGGATCGACGCCTGCAAGGTAGCTAGTTGCGTTGTGTCCAACTCGATACTGAAGAACGCGGCGTAGTAGAGCGCCACGGCGGCGGGAAACAAGGAGGTCAGGCCGTTACCGATCGTCGGCGTGGTGCGCGTGTGGGCGTAGCTTGACCCCCGATTCGAGTAGGTCATCTCCTGGGTGTGCTGATAAAGACGATCACTGGCGGCGGTGGCCGACGTGATCAGCGTGACCATCTGGATGCCTTTGACCGGCGCGGTCGTGTCGGTCGTCGCGCCGACGCCGGCCTTGAAAATGGTCGGCGCTCCGGTGGCCTGGAAGAGGAGAAGTTCCCCGCCGTCGTTGCTGCCGGCGAACGTGTGGTAGGACCCGCCCATCTGCCCGGAGACGAAGATGTGAGTCTTGGAGGTCGCCATCACGGCGTTGGGGAGCGTCACGCGCTGGGAGCCGGTGCAGGTCAGTCCGCCCGGAGTACCCCAGGCGGGCGAGCCGACCAGGGTGCCGTGGCGGGCGTTACCGCTCCAGTCCACCAGAGAAGATCCCGACCCTTCGTTGAAGCGGTACAGCGCCAGCAGACCGGGGATGGAGGGCGGGGTGTAGACGGCCGCGCCGCCGCCGGAGCGGTGGTTGATGTCCAACCGCAAACCGCCGGCTAGAGATACCCCGGAGCGGGACGGGACAAGCGCCCCTCCGGGCCGCAGCGATCGACGTATTTTCTTCCCGAAGATTCCCATGAGGAGGCTCCGCTAGAGGATCACCGGTAGAACGTGATGTTGGCGATGCCGCCGGAGGCCGCTTCAATCAGCCGCATGGCCGATAGCCCGACGCCCTCGTAGGTGATGGAGTCGCCGGCCGCGATCACCTGACCGACCGAGGCGGTCGGGGTGCCGCCGTCGTCACGCCACCGGATCGCTTGCGCTTCGGCCTGGATGACAGCGCCGCTGACCCCTTCGGGGGCGACGTTATCGGCCCAAGTCAAGGTGAGGGTCAACCCCGTGCCGCCCGAGGGCGCTACCGTGGTGGCCGCCGCGTTTGAGGGCTTGGTGGTAGCGCTGCCGGAGTTGGTGCGCACCAGGGAGGCGACCGAGCCGTTGGGGCCTACCGAGGTGACCCTGTAAGTGGCCGGGATAAGGAAGGTGCCGCCGGCCACCGTGATGACGTCGTTCTGATGGTAGCCGGATCCGGCGGCGGCTATAGTTTCGGAGGTGACGGTCGAGCACAGGTAACCCAGCGGGCGCGCCGTGCCCAGGCTGGTGATCTGTCGGTAGAGTACGGGGACCACGGGGTTCTCCTTACAAGAGTTGCCACCATCCTATCAGACCGGAGGAGGCATGCCTTTTGTAATCGCCATGTGGATCGAGGTTATCCTCTCCTCGATCCGCGTCAGGTTGCCACGCCCCTGATCCCTGACCTCCGCGAGGTCTTCGGAGAACCTCTTGTGGCTCTCGCGCAAGGTTTCAAGGAACGCCCCGGATTGCTCCCTGAAGCGTAGCTCGAACGCCTCGTAGAGCTTGGCCTCGCGGACGGCGGCGTCCAGACTCTGCCTCCTGATCTCCTCCTGAAACCACTTCTGGTCGGCGGCGAACTTCTCCATCAGAGAGGGGATCATGTACTTGGCGCACAGGTAGAAGATGAAGATCAGCACCACGAACAGGATCAGTACGACGACGCCCAAGCCGCCGTACTCCAGCATCTTGTCCGTCGCCTTACCCGCGACGGCCTCCACCTGCGCTACTATCACGGCGACCTCCGGTTCAGTCGATCGAGGCGACCTCCCCTCCGTTGGGGGTGATCAGGGCGCGCATGAGCGCCGGTGAGATCGTATCACGGATGAAGGAGGCGTGTCCATCTCCCCACACCCCCAAACACCCCCCGGTGTGGAACCCGAACGGCTCGTCGTTGGGTCCGCAGTTGTTATCGGTCCAGGGGCAGGTGGTGGGGCCGCCCTTGGGTGAAGCGTGGTTGTTGATGACCTTCAAACCGTAGTCGGGACCGCTGGGAGGGCCGGAGATCCCATTGGCGATGTCGGGTTCCGCCCAGCGCGTGTGGACCCTGCGCCCGGTCGGGGATTTATCCACCCCGAACGAGTTGGTGTCCATGTAGTTGGAGAGCATCCCTCCCGTAACCCCTTCGGGGACCTTGCCGGCGTCCTCCACGAAGGCGAGGGTGTTGCTGGTGCCGTCGCTGCATTCGGTGAGGGTCGAGCCGTTCAACCGGAGCATGCCGGCCTCGACCTTGACGGCGGTCGGCTTGCCGGTCGCGGGGTCGATGTTAGTGGAGACGATGGGCATGTAGTCGGCCCGGCCGTACCCTTGGGGGTCGATAAAGGCGTAGGGGTTACTGGGGCACAGGAAGATGTTAACCGAGTTCTTGGCGGCCGTCTGGTTGCCGGGCGCTCTTGAATCGTTGTAGGCAAAGTTCAAATTGAACCCGTTAGCTATATTACCTTGTTCGATGTACGGCAAGAGGTAGGTGTAGGTCGAGTTGGTGGCGAACACGCTTACGCCGTTGGTGACGCCCTCCCCGGAGGTGGGGAACTTCATGTTGGCGTCGTGGTAGTTGTGCAGCGCCAAACCCACCTGCCGCATGTTGTTCAAGCACCGCATCCGGCTGGCCGCTTCTCTTACCTTCTGGATGGCGGGCAAAAGTAGCCCGATCAAAATGGCGATGATGGCGATCACCACCAAGAGTTCGATCAGCGTAAAAGCCTTGCGTTTCATGGGATTCACCCCGCATTTGTTAGGCGAGGTGTCATCCTACCAGGGTGACATGTGTTGATGTCGTGAAGATCCCGTGAAGAAATATCGAATCACGATAATCTTACTCATGTACTTCATTCAGTGAAGTCGAATGAAGAATACCGTGAACAACAGTCCAGATGAACTTCACTGAATGAAGTCCCCCGCCGACTTCATTCAGTGAAGTTTCTACCCTACCGGTTCGGAGATGACCTCCGCATCTTGAACTTCATTTAGTGAAGTCCTGTCTTCCAGCCGGGGCGTCTTGCGCTCGCGTAACTTGTGGAGAAGTTCCCTCTTCTGCTCGTACGTCAGGTCGTCCGCCGAGATGGTGTTTTGTACGGTGACGTTCCCGGTGATGTTAACGTCTACCGCTTTCCCGTACCCCCTATCCCTGTTGACGGTGGAGTTCACGAACCGGACCGTCGCCGGGTCCCGCGCCTTCACGAGATCCATCAAAGCGCTCTCGAAGAAATCCTTCTTGGCTTGATGGAGTGAAGCCATCAGCTTGCGGAACTTCCTATCCCTGATGCACCACATGTTGACCGTGTGCCACTCGATCCCCGCCTTCCGGGCCGCCTCCGTCAGGACGAAGTTACTGGCGATGAAAGCGTGCAGGAACATGTACTGACGCTGCCGCGTCGTCGCATCCCGGGTCGCCTCCAGCGCCTTTATTTGCACCTGGGGGTCGTCGGAATCCATCCGCTCGAACATCTCCTTCATTTCCGCATCGAGTCTACCTACGACGAACTTCTTGAACTCCGCTACACCTCCACCGCTTTTTCTACCTCTCTCCAGCGCCTCTTTCAGCGCCGGCTTCTTTTCCACCCACTCCATGAACGAGCTAATCGCGACGTCGAAAGCGTCGGCGATAGCTTTATCTTTCATCCCCTGTTTCGCCAGTTCGTACGCACGGACGTAGAACTCGTCTTTCCACTTTCTCTCCCGCATCGCCCACTCCCCTACTTCACTGAATGAATTGCTACTACTTGCAGAAACAGCCCGAAGAATTCCAACGCCGGAATCCTCCTTACTATATACCACTACTCCCATACACGTTACCCCCCCCCCCTATACCACACGTTCCCTATGTGATCGTTTTCATTTAGTGAATCCAACCATCCCCGCCCTACTTACTACACCCTACTCACCAAATAGGTCCGCGAAGGCAGGCTGTTAAGGCCCCGCCCATCCGGCCGCATGCGCGCGTCCCTGGCTGCAATCGGAACCGCGCCCCCGTCGGCACGCGGCAACCGGGGGAGGGGGTGCCGATCCGGCCCCTGAGAGGGCGAAAAAAAAATTCGCGATTTCTCTTGCAACCGCCGCGCAATCGGGTATAATGGTAGTACCGGGAGACGGAAGGGGCCGACAGGGCAGGGGCTGACAGGGGGTGGGGCGATGGGCGACAGCAGCGTAACGGTGGTGGCAGCGAGGGCGGGGAACTGGGGGCGCGGCACCGGCTGGGCGCTCAACCATACGGCCCGAATCGGGGTGCAGGGGCGGGAGGAATGCAGGCATACGACGGACGGCAGGGCATACACCGATCCGGTCTGGGATGCCGCAAATACGGCCCTTTACGACGGTTTGCCGGACGATTTGACGGAATGCGACCGTGTGCTCAACGCTAGGCTCGCCGGATACCGCAACATGTGCATCAATGAGGGCTTCTGAATCGACTAGGGCCGTGACTGTGATAGGACAGCGGTACGACAGAGGGTAGGATCATGGCACTGTGGACACGGTCGGAGATCGAAGCAGGTTACCCCGGTGCGGTATCACTAATGGGTACGGGTAGTGCGGTAGTGTGGCAGTGTGTGCGACATGGGGTGACTGTGGTCATCATGCGTCGGGCCGATGGGTTCTATACGGTACGTCAGTAACAGGAGTAGCAGCGATGAGTGACAACAGGATCGGGCGATTGTGTGTGGAGCTAGACACGAGTGAGGTGATGTACGTCATGCGTCGGGTCGGGGTCTTTCTCTACACGGCGCGGTATTGCACCGGGCCGCATGCGGGAGAGGTGAAGGTCGTAGACGGCTGCTCTATCCTGACCCCGACAAGGGGAAACGTGATCCTGACTCACTACCTAAGTTCGGCGTGCAACGGGTTTAGTGACCCCTGCCCGGAACCGACGAACTAACAGCGTACACTTCATTCCGTGAACCAAGGAGCATGACCGATGAAGAAGACAGCGATCAGGAACAAAACGACGATGACTCGCGAGGAGTTGAGTCTGACCCCGGTCGGCAAGACCGGCGCGTGTCAGCGAGCCGTTGAAGAGATCTACACGACCGACGAACGACAGGTGATGTTCAAGGCGCTTGACTGCTGGTGGCGTATCTCGCTGGTCGTCATCGGCGGCGAGATTCTTCTCAACCTGCGGTCGATGGGGAAGTGAAAAAGTTTTTCGGATTCCGCGAAACTTTTGATCGCGAGCGGAGTCTAATACAGTGTGGCCGGAAATTCATTCAAGCAAGGGAGATTGACCGATGACGACGACAACCGTTTCCCCGACCCGCTACCTCCGGACCGACAACGCTACCTTCATCCTCGCTAGCCTACGATCGGCCCAGTTCAACGCCGAACGTGATGCGTGCGGCCACGAACACCGTCTGTCGTCCATGATTCAGGACATCATCGATTATGTGGAGGGCAACATGGTGCGGCCGGAGAAGGCGACCGACTACACTCCGACGGCGAGCATCACCCAAACGCGCACCCTCACTCCCGCAGAGCAATTGAACGTCCCGTACGTCCCGGACGTCAAGCCCGCTATCATCGAAGCGTCGTGGCAAGAGAAGGCCAACGCGGTTGAAGCGGAACTCACGCGAGAGGCGACGGTTAGCGTCCCGGTTGCGCCCATGCCGACGGAACTGGACAAGACCAACGATGCGGCGTTCGGGGAGGTCATCGACACCACCGACGAGACTTCACTCAGTGAAGTGAAGGCCCCGGTTGAGGCCCCTAGCAAATCCCGTGCCAAGCCGAAGAAATCGGTGAAGCATGACGCGCACGTTGCCCTGTTCAAGGCGCAACCAAAGGTGCGTAAGCCGCGCACCAGTCGCGTCATGCGTCAGAAGGACGCACCCGTTGTCGAACCGATCAAGCCGGTGCTCGATGCAACCCGCATTAGCCCGACGCCTAAGACTAACCCCAAACTGGCACGCTACACGAGCAACGACTTGATTGGAGAACTGGCCGCGCGTCTGGGGGTCAACCCCGCCGATTTGATCCGGCGGATTCAAGCTTGACCTTCACTCGTGACAGTGCTACCATACTGTCATGACGGATGAATCGGGCGACCAAGCCCCCGTGATGTGTAGAGCCTGACACGGCTACAACCGCTCTTTGACAACTCACTTTCCCCCGACCGTAAGGTTGCACCGTCCTCGTGATGGGTTCCGGGGTTGCATTGGCTCGCAAGGGCTAGATTGCAACCGGCCGACCGCTGGCTCACGAGGACGACAAGAGGCAAAGAAAACGGACAGTCCGAACGACTAACGGGGTTGCTGCATACGGCGAGCGAGAGCGTAGGGCAGCAAGAGGGCCGGAGACGGAATCAGGCAATGACACCTATCGGATTCGATGCCGATCGTCCCTCTGATCTTCACCGAGTGAAAGGAGCAAGGCTATGGAACGCATCGTACAGACGGCTCTGATCTCCAGCCGAAAGAACGCTTTCGGGGAATGGGTCGTGAGGGCATACGACCAACACGGGGAGCGCTGGCCGGAAGCCGATTACTTCACCCCGGACCGCGATGATGCTGAACAAACCGCCATCACGATGATACAAAACAAGGGCAAATAACTGTACGGTAGTCAACGCGAATCGCCCAAAAACACCAGAATAATTATCTTGATGGGAGTAGAAACGTGGCAGCAACGACAGTGAAACCGTCCGCTCACAAGAATCCGGCCCGGCACCAGTTCAATTGCTTCATGCAAGGCGCGGAGAAGCATGGGTATCTGGTCAAGGGGCAAGAGCGACTGTGCTACTCGCTACTGGCCGCGCTGGCATCGGGCGACGACGTCGCGGAACTGGCTCTCACCGATCTCTACCTAGAACACGGGATGGAAGCAAAGGCGCAGCGTCTGCCGCGTGTCAAGGAACACCTCCGGGAGTGTATCTCCGAATGGTCCGTTCAGCAGAAAAGCGCCTTCTACCGTCTCTGCAAGAAACACGGCGTGTTCGCGAAATAAACTAGATTCCGCGAAACTTTTGATCGCCAGCAACGTCTAACTAGTGTAAGCCCGAACGAACCGCGAACTAGATGATCAGCCACATTCATGGGAGCAAGACATGAGCAAGACGAGCAAGCCCGCCGGTTACATCCTGTACAAGGGCAAGGGGTTCAACGGTAAACCGATCGTGGTAATCGCCACGCTGCATAGCGAGAACGTGAAGACCGGCGACATGGTCCAAATCTGGATCTTGATCGAGAACATCGATCCCGTGACCGGCACGAACGAGGGGTTCGACGTCGTCATCTGCGGCACATGCCCCCACCGATCCAAGGCATCGGGTGGCGCGGGCACCTGCTACGTCAACGTGGGACAGGCTCCCGGGGCAATCTGGCGAGCGTACAAGAATGGGAATTACCCCATGTGGGATGGTACGGACGCGCAGCTCGAATGGATGTTCAGCGGTCGTGCAACCCGGTTCGGAGCGTACGGGGATCCGGTGTTGATCCCGGTTGACCTAGTGGCCCGGATCGCGAGCAAGTCAAAGAAATGGAGCGGCTACACTCACGCTTGGACGACGTCCCCCGCGTACCGTGATTACTTCATGGCATCAGTCGATAGCGTGCGGGAGAGGGAGAACGCAGCCTCGCACGGGTGGCGCACCTTCCGGATCGGACAGGATCCGATCGACGGTGAGATCGCATGCCCGGCGAGCGAGGAAGCCGGGAAGAAGACGACGTGCGAGCGCTGCGGACTGTGTGCAGGGGCCGAACGTCAGGCGAAGGATATCGTGATCCGGCCGCACGGACGTAGTGGCAAGCGTATCGCGCTGTCGATGGTTTGATCGCATCGCACCAGGGCCGGTTGCAATCAACCGGCCCTTTCATTCAAGCAAGCAAGCAAGGGAGTAGAGCAATGAACGATCAGACGTTCGATATGGTCACCGGGGACTTGATTCACCTCGTCTCCGCGATTCACGCCTATGCAACCCGGTGGATCCTTCACATGGAAGGACACGGCAAGTATCCCGGGATCACGGGGTTGACCAGCGAGCAAGCGTCGTACGTTCGCGGTATCGTAAGCGCCGCATCGGTGGCCGGTGCGGCCAGGCGCAAGGGCGACGACGCGAAAGAAGCGTATTGGCTCAACGAGGGCAACCGCTTGTGTTACTCCGTCGTCCGTTACAACGCGATGCCGAGGGCGGTCGCGCGTTCGCTCTTCGATTCGGTGTTCACGATGACGTGCGACGGTACGCTTTCGTAAGGGCAATGCAATGTGGACATACCTAATCCGGTTCGATCAAGAGCGTGTTATCGCCATCCGCGACGGGGACACGTCCGATCAGGGTTACTTCCTGCCCTTCGTCCACATGAACGACCCAGAAATCCTCAACGGCATACACGAATCACGAAGGGCGGTCTACTTGATCGCCCGTGATGAACTGATCGAGTTAGGCTTGATCCCCGACGCATGGGAATAACTTCATGAAGACGTACCGGTACGGACAACGGCTGTTCACCGCCGATGAGATCCGCGAGATCGCGATGAGACACGGACATGATGGGATAGAGTACTATCCCCCGAGCTATTGGGGGACCAACCATACCCCACGCTCGCTGCTGTTGTTCGCCACCGAGGCGGATGGAATCTACGCCGAAGCGTTCCACAGAGGCGCGAACATGAGGAAGACCACGAGGATGGGGAGCATGCGATGAGAGAGGTAATCCCCGGGCTGGATCATGTCAGCAGGATGATCCGCCTATCACTCAAAGGATTCGAGAACGACATCTATGACGGTTGGCTCGATCATCCGACCGAGACGGACCGTCTACTCGTCCTCGCCGATTACATCGAAGAGCACGGCGTCTCGACATACCACATGACAACCGAGGAGTTGTGCGAAGAACTGCGTTACGTTCACATGTTTGCGGAGTCGGGAGGGTACAAGGAGTTCCACGAGTACAGCGAGCGGATAACGTTCGTCAACCAACAGGATCACGGTGATTACCTGCAAGGCCAATGGTTCTGGGCCGATGACGTGGCGAGGGTAATCTACTACGGATCGTTCGGCAACGACAACGCCCCGGGTGCCGACGACTACACGATCAAGGAAGTGTACCCGAACGAGTTGGATTACCGCAAAGCGGTAATCAAGTGGGACGAAACGCCCGAGTTCGTCGAGGACGAATACGAGGAGGAACCATGAGCTACTATGTCGCGGTCCCATGCCATGACGCAAACCCGCAGTTCCTCGCGTGGCTCGATAGCCTCAGCCTGGAACAGCGGCGCGAACTGGGCGCGCTCGACCGCCAATGGTCGATAGAGAATCCGGACAACGACGGGCATGAGATCATGAGAGAGATAACGAAGGACTGGATCGAGGAGCATGGCGGAAGGCGCGGTTGGTGGGGTGTCGTCAGTCACGAGCAAGAGGGAACGTCATGAGCTACATAGCAGTACCGTTTCACTGCGTACCGGACGATTTCCGCGATTGGTTGGAGAGTCTCACCCTGGAGCAGCGGCGCGAACTGGGCGCGCTCGATCATGCTTGGTCGATGGCAATGGGTGATGTCGATAAATACCACATCAGAGAGATCACTCGCGACTGGATAGAAGAGAACGGCGGGCAACGCAATTGGTGGGGATCGATCACTCACGATTTCGAGGGAACGTCGTGACTCTCGATCCTTGACGAAATAATCGTTGACGAACTTCGCCCCACTGTTATAATACCGGTGTAACGCTAACTTCATGAGGTGTCCAATGGCAACCGCTACCGAAACCGTCTTCCACTGCACCGTAACCCGCAACCGCGAGACGCTGACTGTCGTCTCGCCGCAAGGCGGCAAGCGTCTGGTGATCCGCCTCGACGCACTGGACAAGGTAACGCTGACCGATCCCGAGCTATCAACCCTCGCACCGATCGAGGACGCCGGATCGCCGAACAAACCGTACCCCTGGACGTTGACCACGAGCGAGGCGAAATTGCTCGCTGGTATCAGGGATAAGATCGACGCCGCTGTCGGCACGGTACAGAAGATCGCCGAGAAGGTTCACGGT